TCAGATAGTGACGAGCTCACGCTTTATCGCTGGTTTAAAGTTTTTTTCGATGACATCCTTCAGCGCCCGACATTCTACACTCAGATCGGCAAACATCTGCTTTAGGCGACGATTCTCATCCTCAAGATCTTTGATCTTTTTGATATCAGCGGCTTCCATACCGCCATACTTCGCCTTCCAGTTGTAATAGCTGGCTTCAGAAATAGCGGCCTCACTGCAGACATCTTTCACAGTTCTTCCTGCTTCAACGGACTTAAGAACGGCAATTATCTGGTGCTCTGTAAATCGGATTTTACGCTTAGCGATCTCCTCAGGGGACATAATCAGTATGCCAGAAGATCTCTAAAAGTGAATGGGCAGTTTTAACGGGGTACTTACACTCAATGACATAATCAAATAATGCAAAAATAATTTCGTCTGCATCATCCATTGATAAAATTTCTGTTATACGCTCCATTGATATTTCCCTATCATTATCAAGCCCACTCAGTGAATGAGCTTTGTAATAAAAGCCGCTGTGAAAGTGGAGAACCAATGATTGCCCATGGCCTACGACGTTGATAGTATCTCGTTAGATGTAGGTCAGCACCTTAATTATGCCAATCTATATTTATTCTTCATCCTCATGCTCCATTCTGGCCTGACTCAACCTTCCATGTAACTGATTAACAAAGTGCAAATTAGTTGCAATAATACTTAACACACAACGCGCCTGAAGCCAGGCTAAAAAATAAATGTATGCCCCCCCTAAATATTTAAACATATTTATGTATTCTTTATATATGTTTGATGAATGAAGCATTGCTCTAACTAAATAAAGAAAAAGAATTCCGACCATAATTGAGGCTGAAATTATTATTATATAAACTAGCTTCTCAATCCTTGGGGAATCTTTTTCATTTTTTATGTAACTTATATCATCATTAACGATGCTACTCATTGCATTTGGATATAAAAAACCCACCCACAGACCAACAATAGTAAATATTGAAGCCGAAAGATTTATTAAAACACTAAGAATATCTTTTGCATCGTTATAACTAAATTCTTTATAAAATATAGCTGAAAGAATAAAACACAAGACTAACATAAAAGTATTGGTCTTTTGTTGCATTAATACCACGGTGAGCAATTTATAGTTGTTCATATTAACCCTCTATAACTTTAGCCTCTTGGTTATTTTTAATGTTTGCATTATCAACAACCTCTGCCACTGTCACCTCACGAATTAAATCAGCTCTTATCTGTTTGATTTCATTTAAAAGAAAATTCGCTGAATAATGCTCAGAGCCATCCGAATCATGAAGAGGTAACCTTGTCCTTGCAACATAACTACTTAGCCAAACTGGTGTATCGCTATCTGAAAGTCTAAAACCTACATCCCAATCGCTATCATCTGCGCGCATAGCAAATAGGCCTTGCAATTCCTCGTCAGAGGGGGCTCCATCTATTTTCACCTCGATTCTTTTTGTTTTTTGTAAAATTGGAGGTGCTCCAATAATCTTATCTCTATTTTCTGATCCAACTAATGAAGCTAAAACATTACTAGTAAGGATCAATATAGGTTGGCGAGGGTCAAGTTGATTTGTAGACGTAATATCTTTGATCAAGGTATGTGTAATTTTATGCCGTATTTTAGCTAAATTTTCTTGTACGGCTTTTAACTTAGTTTCTTCAGTTAAAAACTTGAATACACAATTAACTTCCTTTTCATTATAGGTATGCTGAAAAGTAGTTGAGTATATATCAACTACCCGGCCTGGTGTATTTCTCGCCTCTATGCTCCGCTTGACCTTCTTCCGATTACCAAGTTTACTATCATTGTTAATATGTTGAATAAAGTAATTGCAAAACAAATATGTATCAGCATAAGAGTGAGGAAAACGAATTGAAGCTATTTTATTTATTTCTGGAATAATCCAATAATAACAAGGCTCTCCCCAAATTACTTTATCTACTCCATTTTCATTTCCAGCTTTTATTGTTCCCTTGCTATCTCCCCCAACTTTAGAATCAACTTCGATTCCGTGTATGCCATTACCATTACCAACTTCTCTATATAAAACGATTACAGCATCTTTTGTCTCGGGATCTCGCGCTAATCCCCGGCTATATACTCTGGTTCTTAGGGGTTGCTCTTCCTTTTTCCATGGTAACGTATCCTCAAAATTCTTGCCTTCTAACCACTCCTCCAAAGAATCCAACACCTGAATAATCCCACCAGATTTATATTCAAGCTCCTCAGCTTTTTTCTTTAACCGATAAAAACCACAAGCATTAATATCAAAGAATGTAATAGAACCACTATCCATTGCTTACCTCTATCAACTAGGCGTTATACTTAAAATGAGCAAGTTGGAGTTCGTAGATGGCAGCCTAAAGACGTTAAGTTTAACTGATAATGCACCTACTCATCCCAATGCGATTTCTCTGCGCATTATGAAAAATATGACACATTATCATCATATTAAGAGACTATAGACACTGGTAAAAATACCAGTTTAAATATAACTAATTACAAACATTAATACTATTTTCGCCAGCTTTGCCACCCATTTATGAGTTGCTAACTGACTTACGGCTTACCCGTCAACAAGATTGAATCACCTCCCGCGAGAGTTCTCCACCTTCTCTTATCGCTGACATCTAGTTATTACATTGTTCAATCACTGTTCTTTGAGACGCAAGCCTCACTAAGTCTATAAAATATTAGAAATTTTCTAATTTGTGACCAATGTCATCAGTAAAGTTATAACGTCTGAAGTACTCTAAAATTTCTTGGGAATTTTTCCCGTCTATTGGAGATACTTCTTTTGATTCGACAACCTGTTTCATCTTCAAACCTCCACTCCGTTGGTTATGACCACTCCACTCAAACTTTGGAAATAGCCTTCCATAATAGTGGCATTTATCAGTACTCACGTGTCCCATCACAAATTCACTCTGGGCTCATGAGTGCATCATCGAAAGGGCAGTATTTTGATGCCCATATAAAAAAAGCAGGCTACCCATATAGAAAAGTAGGCTGATAATTCAAGCGGGGTTAATAGCTCCGCTTTTCCTCTATCGAGAAAGACCGACCTTAGTAATGTAATTTTGTAAGCAACCTATTTTTCCTTGGTCTTTGATAATTCCGGATCGGATATCGAGAACAGATTGTCCAGTAGCGTAAGAGAGTTCGACGCTGGAGTCATCACCCACGCTGCCAGTGGTGGCTGGACAACTGGCTTTGATGCTCAGCTGGCGAGTGGCAGTGGCAGTGGCAAGCTCAGTGCAACTTCTTTTTAGCATCATGCCATCCTAATATCAATTTCAGCGGCTTCTTTCTGCTTGGCCGGCGTGTCAGTCGGATAATCCGTCCATGTGATACCAAAACGCAGCTTAAGCTTAATGTTTAGCTCTCGCCCAGCTTTATATACCGCATCAAGAACCGGTAACTAGTCTTTATAGTTATTCCAGTCAGCGCCAACAAGTAGCAAATCAACCCCATTCCCGCTTAAATGACGAAAGTTCATTGTCTTTGATTTGCCGTTCAATACTAATTGCCGCTGCCTTGCCTCTGTGCACTTGCCTTTTATAACCGTAAAATCGCGCTTTGTAATCTCCAGCGCATGACGAATGACTTTTACCAAACGAGGATTAACGCCGCGTAGGTTCTCTTCGCTTCTTTTGCTAAATCTATAATTACTCATCACCAACCACCTTTCTTAAGAATCTCTCTTCTAACGCTTTAATAAATTCAGCCCTCCGACCATCCAACCAAGCCAGAAGTACCGCCTGCCAGCTCAGCTGACTAGTGATAATAATTAGCGGCCAACATAATCAGTAAGCCAGCGGAGATAGCCACAATCATTTGCAGCACGAATACTTTCCACCGGAATTACTCGCCGTTTAATACTTTGTATAAATAGCTAGCCAGAGCCCCAAGCAGTGTCATAAACAATGCTAGAAAGTGGCTCAGCAGGCCGATGTTTTGAGGCTCTTTAATTGACATGCGCATTTGCACCTCCCGTGGAGATGTCCATTTTTAGATTGAAGAAAATAGCCACCAACCCTAGGTGACAATTAATAAATGATTATTTGCACTAAAGTGCAGTTACATTCATGAATAAGAGCGGTCACCATGGCTAAACCGATGCAAGAATGGCGTGAAATAACACCTATAATCCAAAAGGAGATTTAATGTCTTTTATTCATAATCGAGAATATTTAAATGAGGGGGATACAGTTTCGGTCCAAAGCTCCCATCAGATAAATGTATTATTGTTAGACGATATAAACTTTAGCTACTATAAAACAGGGCGTAAATTTAATTATTTCGGCGGGTTTTATAAAAGATTCCCAGTCAATGTTTCTGTCCCCAACTCAGGCCATTGGAATGTAGTGCTAGCATTACCTCCAGGACACAGGGCAAACATAAAATATTCAATTAATGTCATCCCTGCATAACATTTCACCTTTAGCTTGGAATAGGACGGATATGATTTTTTCTGCATACCTTCCTTTATATAGCCTGTACACGTCCACCCTCTTCGATGGTAATTTTCATTGCTATACCCTTGAAATAGAAATAGCCCGCAGCCGTTAATCACTATGCACTTTAGTTAGTTGAAATTGGCTGAGACTAAAATACGAAAAAGCCCCGCAATCGCGAGGCTACAAACTTATATGACTACTCTCACTGGTTATTACAAAAGAGACTAACGCATCAGCAAATAGAGGTGTACTATTTCAATTTTATCAAAGAGTTAAAAAAGGAAATTATATTGTGAAGATTAAGTATCTTGCTGAGCAAATTGAGAGTACATCTAAAGAACTACCTAAAATTACTAAAAAAATAAGCCTTGTTCTATCAAAACTAGCAAGCTACACAGTCATAAACGGATTAGTTTACTTTTTTGTAGCTCGTGTAGATTGTAAATCCTCTGGCGTGGGATCGATGTTTATTGGACCGGCTATTGCCTTTTTATTTTCAGTTTTTCTCTTGGATGTTTTTACTAACGATTTTCCCGTATTCAAAGCAATCGACAATAAAAAAGGACCTATATTAAAAAGAATTATAGTGCTTCTTCTAGTTGCTCTGGCTGCCTGTTTGCTTACTTGGTTATATATATCAGGTATATATTACCCACTATTTTCAATTCCCAGTGAAATCTGGAAGTGTGAAATCTGATTTCAACTCAGACATAAAAGATTAAAAACCTAACTGACTAAAAGGAAAAATTAGTATGAGAAAGGAAATTATTGGTGCTGTAGAATGCTGGGCATCTCGCCCTACATGGTTTAGCTCACATCCTAGTGATACAAAAGAACTTAAAGCCGCCATTCTTGAACTAAAAAGAATTCGGCCAATACCAACAACAGAAGAAATTCACATGGCAATCATGCATCATCTTCAAGATATGCCGGATATGCTCGGATCGCCCCCTGATACAAATAAAGCGGCTCATGAGTTTGCGGTAAAGATATCAGGAAAACTTTAATATATGTTTCTCAACAAAAAACCCGCCTTATGAATTGCACCCCGAAAGTTGGACACAAAATCCAATTTAGGGGCGTTTTTTCATGAGCAAGTACACATTAAAATTTAAACTCACAGCCATCAAAGCATACAAAACAGATTCTGGCGGGTCTAAAGCCATAGCTCATCGTTTTTGTATAGACCATCGAACATTACGACAATGGATTGCTACATATAACCATCATGGTAGTAAAGGATTATAAACCCAAAATGGTCGATATTCTGTTGAGTTCAAAGAGTCTATGATATTACACATGCGACAGAATCACCGTTCTCCTCGTATCGCTGCAGCAAAAATTCAACATCCCTTCTTTTACCTCAGTTTTAAACTGAGATAGGCTATATTCTCTTGGTGTCATTGGCGTCCTAGTTAATAAAAAGAGCGGGAGGTCAAAAAAGTGCCCCCCCCCTTTTTTTCTAGCGGTTTTATCTCTGCAACAGGGCGTTGGCCAATATGAGGGAATATATCCTTCTGTCCAGTTAGGACGTTTATATTCATACCACTCCCTAGCAACGGACTCAAACGTATTCTCTATAGTCGCTTTTAGTTCAGCCCGTTCGGTCTTTTTTGTCTCATTAAGATCACCACCAGCAGCAATAATTTCACGTGCATCATCTCTTTTCTTCCTGGCATTGGCTAAAAAACCGCAGGATATACCCCCATCGCCAATAACTTTTCTTTACCGGCAATTCGATATTTCAGGCCCCAGTATTTCGAACCATTAGGATTAATGAGCAGATATAAGCCACCATCAGATAATTTATAAGCTTTTTCTTTAGGTTTACTAACCTTGATCTAGCGGGCATTTAGATAGATTTCAATAGACGAGAGTTGACGTTGAGATAATGAAATATCGCTGAGATAGTGATTTTATAAGGAGTTTGTAGACGTTAAAAGACTTTTAGATACTTTGAAATGGCGCCCCCAGCAGGATTCGAACCTGCGACCTACGGCTTAGAAGGCCGTAGGTTAAGGGCTAACATATTGTTTTTAAAGGTTATCAAGTGCGCTCACACGCTCTACTTTGACATCCATCTACATTCAGTTGCGTTGGTTTACATTTATCACTGTCAAAGTTTCGTCAAAGTGGTCTACTAAGTAAAACCCGCAGAAGCGGCTTTGTGAAGAATTGGCATGACCCGCTTCACTCCCTAGGTTAACAGATCGCATTTAATTCTCTGATAACGGGGATGGCAGTTATAGCTGGAAGCGTGGAAAAGTTGATAAGCAGGGCTCAAGCAGCTAGGTAGGAGTGAGGCGCACGGATGCGCCAGCGATGTAGCAATAGAAACGTTCGGTGTTATGGATTAACATTGTGACATAATTTTTGATTGGTAACGGTTAAACGCTAATGCTTAAGTATAGAAAAGAACTGGACGGATTACGCTGTCTTGCCGTCATTGCTGTAATTATCTACCACGCAGGAATTTCATTGTTTGGTATCAAGCTGTTTAAGGGTGGCTTTTTTGGTGTAGACGTATTTCTTGTTCTGTCCGGCTATCTAATTACCGGCATAATCATTAATAAGCTGGATAGCAATTCATTTTCACTGTTAGATTTCTTTTGGCGACGCATTAAGAGAATCGTTCCAGCATTAGTTGCAGTGCTAGCTGTAACCTCTATTGTTGCTTATTACATTTTACTTCCTAACGACCTGATTAAATTTTCAGAATCACTTAGGTCTGCGTTGTATTTTGGCTCTAATTATTATTTCCTTGGTGAAGATAGTTATATTTCTGATGCGAGCATTTTTAAGCCATTGCTGCATACATGGAGCCTTGCGGTTGAATGGCAATTTTATATTTTTTATCCGTTGATTGTTTTATTCATCAATAAATTCTTTAAGCAATACCGCATATCTATTCTTCTTTCGCTAGCTTTCATTTCTCTTTTCTATGCTCACTATATAGTAACCAATTATCCTGACCTTGCATTTTATACCCTCGCACCCCGTGCATGGGAGCTGATTCTGGGTGGTTTAATGTCTTTCATAAGCATTCATAAAAGTGACGACACTAAGAAAGCAAGCTCTGGATTGATCACCTGTAAAACACTCCCTACGATTGGGATGTTTATGGTGCTCTATGCAATGGTGTTCATTGATAACCACACGCCACACCCGTCTTTTATTACTTTGCTGCCAGTTCTAGGTACATGCCTGATTATTGCATTTGCGAATGAAGATGACATAGTGACGGCGTCTCTTTCGTTAAAACCAATTGTCTTTATTGGCGCTATTTCATACTCAATGTACTTGTGGCATCAACCTATCTTTGTTTTCTTCAGATTCATCAAGCATGAATATATTACATGGAAAGACTTTGCAGGACTTACTGCATTAACAATGATCTTATCGTATATCTCATACAGATTTATTGAGTCTCCATTCAGAGGGCGTTCGGTTAAGAAATTAAGCATATACACTATTGCGTCACTTGCTATTATTATACTTACATTCTCATTTGCCACATCTCGTTATGACGGTTTTCCTGGTCGGCTTAAAGGTATGGTTAAAGAAACATACGAGATGTATAAAATTCCCGAGTTCAGAAAGTTAGTTGATAATGAACATGTCGGGATAAATTTACGAACTGAGAATGAAACAAACCGATGTGGTTTTAGATCTCTTGAAACCCCATGCAGATTTGGCGATGAATCGTGGGTTACTATTGGAGATAGCTATGCAGGGCAGTATGACTACGAGTTATTAAAACACTTAAAAAAAATGAATAAAGGGCTCATTTCTTTAGCGTATGAGCAGTGTCCATTTGTAAATAACATGTGGTTTGGTAATGTTCCAGAATGCTTAGTTATCAATGAACAGCGATGGGATAGAATTAAGGAATTAAAAGGAAGGAAGAATATAATAGTAGCCGTAAATTACAATTTCTTCTGGCAAGCAAAAGATGTGATTAACAACCCTATTGAAATGGGTAAAACTGACTTTAGTGGTGGCGTAGGCGTCGATGAAGAGAAAGTTTGGCAATCATATGCGAATAATATCAAAAGACTAGTTAATTTAGGTCATGAGGTATATGTAATTTACCCCACCCCAATTCCATCAGAAGATGTGCAAAAACTTGTATCTACTAATGTTCGTAACATCTCATACAAATTCCACACACAGTATACATCGAGTAAAAATTCTTATGCTGATGTAGTAACAGTATCCAATAAACTGGATTCATATCTCCTGGATATACAGGGATTACATAAAATTAGGCCTATCGAAGAACTATGCGATGGTGAGCAATGCAAGATCATCGATAATAATGGTGGTCTTTATCATGGTGCTGGACACTTATCATCTAGTGGTGTTAAAGAAGTCCTTTCTTTAATAGATAAATTGGCTATGTAATTAACCAATTATTAGCCCCCACCTTTTTAAGTGGGGGTATAAGCAAAAAATATTAAGCAGATAGTTATTTTATGCGGTACTCACCATAAAAATTGACTTCGTTAGCTGCAGTGGAATATCCAATAACATACAAGATCCCATCTGTATCCATCTTAGCCTCTATCGGTATTAGGGTTCCATTTCCATTAACCCCCCATGCTGAAATTGGAATTGCTGAACTAGGTCTTGCGTGAGAAAGCATAAGAACTGCTGGAACACCCCCCGGCCCACCTTTAGATAAGCGCCCTGAAATTCTTACCGAACCACCAACTATTTGAGCGTTAAATGACAGTGCGTTAGACCATGTTCCGATATAATTTGATATTGCTGACGGTGCTGACGTTATTAATCCAAAGCCGTTTTCCCTACCTGTTATTAAATCACTATTCACTCCGATCCCACTAAAGGCCGGTACTGCACTACCAACTCCCGTATACCCATTAAAATCAACACCCCATCCTATATTTTCAGATGCATTAATTGCGCCATGAGTTACCCCACCAGCGAGATCGTATCCTTTTATGTTACCTACAGACTGCCCTGCGCCAATGTGAATTGAATCAGTGCGAGGATCGTTACTAACAGTATCCGCCCCGTGCACACGCACTCCTATCATATTTTGACAACTTCGAATATTGTGAGACTGTATAACTAATCCAATGGTGTAAACTCTGATGTCTATCACTGCTTGTAAATTAGATCCATCATCACATTTAACCGCATCTATGTGGCCTGCCGATATTTGCGAGCAATAGGTATTTGTTGATTGAGCTGTATTGAAAGCATACCTGGCATTTCTGGCAGTAATATTCCCAAAGCTAACTCCTGTCAGGATTGCTCCAGAACCTTCATAAAGCACGCCGCCAGTAGATGCAACTGGTGGGTTAGCAGGGTCACCTCCATCACATATGACATCGCCAAAATTTACGTTTTGAACAATACCTGTACCACTATCGGCTTTGATGATTACCGAATCTGCATGTGTTCCTTGACAATACGTTGTATAGCTAGAGCCATAAAAGTCACTAGACTTCACAACATGCCCGTGATAGCCCATATAGATGTAAATATCACCAATCTGTCTAACCCCTGATCCCCACTCACTACGAATTCCATGACGTAGCCCAACCGTACCGCCGTTAGTATCCGCCTGCATAACTACCAAATTACCGTACTGAATATTGGCATCTGCGCCAAAATTTTCGTTACAGTATGCATCGTAGTATGAACCCCCGAGGATCGAGTTTCTAACAGAATCACCGTTATCAATGCCCAGATTGTAAATAGAAAAACCCGTTGCATTATTTACGATATGCCCACGAACTATAGTTCCAGACCCTGTAACTAATGTTTTAGTAACCAGATCTGCTTTAGGCATGCCAGATCCAACGATTGCCACGTTGGGTTTTGTGATTGCTGGTAATGACGGAATCTCATAAATGGCCCTGCCAAGCAATAATGTAACGTTTCCTGTCAAAGGAACCGATTCATATGCTGCAGTTAAGTCCCCGTTGTATGGAGGCCGGTCAACGACAATTATATTAGAAGGCCATCCGTAATTTTCAGCTAGCCCACCAACAAGAAGGTATCCATCCGGCCCCTCTAATTCTTGCCTTAACTGGTCTGGGTCATATTTTAGAATGTTAGGGAAATAGAATTGCTGCACACCATAAGCGTCATAGACAGCCATTGAATGGCCTTCCACTGTTACAAACTTTGTAATCTGTCCGCTATAAACCGGATAGCCGGCCGCGTTTATATTAATTGGCTGTGCTGTAGGAACGTGGCTACCATCTTCATTTTCTATATAGACCTGAATCTGGTTTGATGGAATAGTAGGATCGGTATCTATCTTGCCAAGATATATCCTCCCATTACTAACTGCCTTGAACGATCTAGCTAAAGTAAATAATTGAGACGGCATTGACACAACAACATTTGGCATGATGTCAGACATCGGTAAAACTCCAAGATAATTAATGAAAAACCCGCCGGAGCGGGTTTATTATGAGAATAACTATTTAATTGTCTGACCCTTTAACTGCTGCAGAAAACGCATCACTAACTGCACTGAGATTCCGTTCAAACACAGTGCTATTTTTGGGAGTGTTAGCGAGTCGTAGTAGTGTATTTCTAGCTACTTCGCTTTCGTATACTCTTGTTAACGCACCATAACCAGCAGCGCTCATTGTCGCCACACCACCACTTCCAACAACATCAGCAGCAATTCCGGCAGGTAAACCAAACTGCAAAACCTCTTGACCCGTCGGCGTAACTGCTCCAGCCTTTCCAGCCCTACGGGTATTATCAAGATATGTTGATAACCCTTGCAGATAACGTCTGTCCTGACCGCGAAAAAATATACCAGTCTGATTACCAAGCCGATTTACTTCATTAAGAAATTTATCAGGGCTTCCGCCTGCTTTTTCGTACGCTTTACCGATGATTGCTGAACGTGCGTTAGCCCTTCCAACGTTATCAAGAGAGTTATAAAGCCTGCGAACTTCACTGGGCTTGTTGCTGAATAGCAAGTTATTGACTACTTCCGGAGTTAATTCCCCTTTCTGTAGAACATTTTTCAATCGAGTTCGCTGTGCTTGCTCGGCTTCCCTTGCATAGACAGCATTAGCCTGCCGGTATTTTGCATATGTCACATCACCTAAGTTATCTCGTACCGCGTTATCTAAATCCCGCGTTAACTCACGATACACACGATTAACCGCAGCTTCTGATTGGTTAGGCCACGCAGTACGATCCCCCCGGACATCCTGCCGGAACTGCGTCCGCAAATCGCGCAGTAAATTATATTCCGCTCCGGTCTCCAGCTCTCCTCGATACTCCCTTAAACGTGCGATAGTTTGCTGATCTGACACGCCGCCAAGACGCTCAAGTCGAGCGATTTCAGCATCAATAGCATTGATCGCATTAGTTGGTTGAATAGCCCCAACGTTTTGCATATCCTGCGATATGCGATTAAGCCTGTTCCCTGCGGCCTCTCTAATGTAACCACCTGCGCCTGTTTTTCGCTCCAAGCTTTGTATAATCTCTTGATGATTAGCAGGCCCGAATTGCTCAGTAAACTCATCAATTAATCTGCTGCGTGCTGCGTGCTGCCCCCTCCTTGCTGCCCCAGTTCCAGTGACGGGTATTTTCTCCCCTACCGCCTGAGCGGAACGCCCAGCAAAAGTACTAGGGGGTATTACGTCACTTGTCATTAGCGGTGCGTTGTTATGTTCTGCAAAATTGATAGCCGCCTGAGCCTCTGGCGCTATCTGCCCCCTTGCTGCGCGATACCCTGCACCTGCAACGTTCGCCACTCCACGCACAGCACCACTAATGCCTGCGTTTACTGCTAAATCGCTGACGAGCTTTTCTGGATTTGCCTGGTTGCTATTTTCTGCGAGAGTACCAACTACGTTTTCCGCAGCTAAATTAGTCAATCTAGCGCCAATACCTGTTGATGCTCTTGCTGCGCCTTGTGTTGGGTTAACTAAATAAGGCAGAGCTTGTGCAGCAACTTTCCCCGCTGTAGTTTGAGGTTGTAGCACATCGGGCAATGAAAGGCGCATTGCTGGCGTATATGTGCCATCGCCTAACCCCATCAGTTTTCCAGCCCAAGATCCAGCACTAACAATTGCGTCACCAACAGAAGGAATAATGTTAGCTACATTCACACCGGCCTGTGCAACTCCCCGCCCGGCCTCTGCAACACCTAATAATGCATCATCTAAAATACTTTGCTCTTGTGGTGGTAATTGGGCTTGCTGTTGTTCTGATGAAAACGGTTCTATCTGTGGTGGTGGATAGGCAGAAAAGAAAGCCAATTTAGCATCAGCGGCTTTTTCTCCGGCTTCAGGTGCCACAACTTCATTAAAGTATTGTTCCTGTGCCTCAGCCTGCTGATCTGGTGCCATGCTTTGATATTGTGGTGATGCGATTACATCTTTCCATGCTTTAGCCATTAATCACCCCACAAATTTGAATAGCTATTTTGTTGCGATTTCTTTTCAGTTTTAGGTTGCTCAGGTGTTCGTTTTTCACCTATATCAACATGATACTGCAGGTTGTAGTTATCGGTGTACTGCTGAATATCGCGCATAGATTGCTGCATAGCATCAGGACTGGAATAATCAACTTGAGGCATTCCCTGAAAATACATCTTCGCTTCTGCGACAGTGTTAATGCCAGACGCACCCATATCTCTTGCCGCTGCAATGCCTTGATTCTGCATTTTCCCCTGTATGCGTTTAGTTGCATTGTAGAGTTGGCGCTGCTCTCCACCACTAAACCGGCTACGTACCTCAGCATCCAAAGATGGCGACCCGTTGCTACCAGTTATTCCCGTCATGAATCCCAGTTTATCTGGCGGCGCGTCTAAAATCGCACTCAAATCTTTATTCATCGCGGAGTTCTGCGCACTGACTGCTGATGTGGGAGGTGCAGCAATAGCACTAGCCGGAACGCGAACCATATTCCCAGCATCATCTATACCCTCATAGAAAGCATTAGCACCCGCACCATGTAGCTTACCTGATACGTTAACCGTGCGACCATCGGCTAATTGGACTGAACTCCCACCTCCAGCATCGGGTCTCCCCCTAACGCGAAGATAGGTCTTTTGCTGTTCAGGGGAAAGGCTATTGAAATATTGATATTCTCTAACCGAGGCTGGGGTAGAAGCCCCCTCTCCGGCTCTCGCTGAGCGGATTGAGTTCTCTCGACTAACGGCAATTTGTTGAGCCCGAAGACCTTCACCAGCTCGATTACTGCGAATGGTTTCCGCTAACTTATCTTGATTATTTTGCACGTCAAACTGCTTATCCATTGGTAGCGTTGCCATGCGTACACCGCCAAGTAAGTTGTCGAATTGAGCCGGATCACTCAAATACATCTGCATAGCTTCTTGCGGTGATGCGCCGTGCTGCTGTAATACTCCAGCATTCTTTACTAAAGCAGCCGCCATAGCCTCCGGCGACCCTGTTTTTCTGGCAATCATCAAGTCATTAGCTGCCGAACCTAAAGCCGCTGCTTGCCGGCCATCTTTCAAATCAAGAGAGTCGCGAATTGTTTTAATCTGAGAAGGATATTGAGCAACTAACGCCTGCATTACTTCAGGGTCATTTGATTGATAAGCCGCGGTAAATGCTTGCTTGAATTTAGCTTGCTCCTGAACTGCCGCTTGTTGCGCTCTCATATCATTTCTAAGGACCTGATTCTGAGTTTGCAGATATGCGTTCTGAGTTTCTTTTAACGCCTCACCGCGAAAATCAGGCACCATGCTGTCATAGTAATTAATAGGTCCGAGTGAATTTAATCCGCCAAGTGCCATTAGAATGAACCCCCACCGCCACCGCCGCCCCATCCGAACATACCAAGGAATCCATTGACATCTTGGGATGCGCCATTACTTAAACTTGAGTTTGCGCTCGCTGCGGTCTGCCATGGAATGGCCGCTTTACCGCCTCTAATTTGCCCCTGTTGAGCATATAACGATGAAAGCGAGTTAGCATTACCAGCAGCCGCTGAGGACTGCCCTCCAGCACCAGATAAGCCAACATTAACCAACCCTAAAAGCTGGTTATACATATCTTGCTGCTCTGCTGTTTTCATGTTGAGATAATTTTGACCAAGTTCTGGAGCGATAGAAGCTAGGCCGTTTGATGTTGCTGTTGATCCCAATCCACCAGTGGCCTCAGCTGAGGCTAATTGCTGATATCTAGCCTGATTAGCTAATTGCGAATATTCGTTGGAATTAAAATAGTCACCGAGCAATTGATTTCTGTCGATAGGATTTCCAGCTAAACTTTGTAGCCCAGCCAATCCTGATTGGCCAGCTTCACGAAATGGCTCTAGTAGCGCTAGTTGCTTTTCGTACATTGCCATTTGATTATCAATGGCTTTGTTATTTGATGATACCTGTTGCTTTGCTGCCTTGTTTGCGCCGATTCCACCGACAACACTACTAACCGCGCCGCCGATCCCGCTCACTGCTCCGCCCATGATATTCTCCCGGCTCACGCCACATAATGAAAAAAGGAGCGTTGCTCCCGTCTGTTGTTGTCAGAGTTTTAATCTCTCTATGACCGAACCCCATTCTAGAAGCGTAATTACAAACATTTGTCCGCTCAGGAAGAATGATAGCTCTTAGCTTTAAGTGTCCAACCTCAGCTAGAATTTCAGCCCCAGCATCCCGACACTCCCGCCACCTAGCTCTATCCATAGCTAAGTGAATATCAACAAACCCATCTTGCTGAACTAATGCAAATACGCAGCAATCATTCCATATGACATATTCAGCTCCGGGGTCTGACCACGATTCGACCCCCCACAGGCGCATTAATCCCTGCCCGGCGAGAGCATCAATTTTAGTTAGCATATGGAATCCTAGTTGATTAGGCCGTGGGTACGGCACATGTCTTCAAGAGCTTTAATCCGCTGTCGCGCAGCTATCAGTCCTGCGGCGATGCTTAGAATCTCTGATTGATTGTATGTCGCTCCAGCAGAGAATGACTGGTCAGCATTGAACGCTCCTTTTAATGCTGTTCCTGTTGATGCCGTCCATCCTATATTCCGGATACCAACAACATTCAATCCTGCAACTTTATAAGAAATAGAAACGTTAGCAGAACCCTCGACTTGCAACTTATCGAGCGTCGGGGAAGGTATGTCACCAACAATGAAAGATCCGCCGCCAGCTTGAACGGATTGATTTGATGTTGATGATTTTGATATATAATCAGTTTTGATTATATCGATGTCTTGCTTGTTTGTGGTTATTCTAGCGTCATGATCTATTAATATAATGTCTTGTTCATCGTTCCTTTTTTGCGCTTCATATGCTCCAGCCCCAGCTTGATTTGCTTTTGCCGCAACTAGCCCCAAATAAGTTCCGCTTTGAATGACATATAATTGATATGGTTGTGAAAAAGTCGGAGGCAATAATGTTGCATCAATTCTATTGCTCTGAATGTTTACTGGCTCTTTGAGGTCAATGTTAGCCATTATTCAGTCCTCGCACTACATCCTGAAAGAGTTACAGGTGATCTGGTTACAATTCTAATTTTGAAACCTACATTTTTTCTAATTCGACCAAGCCTTCGCCACAGCACTCTCTTATCATACGCAAATGGGGCATTAGCTCCGATCATTTGCTCTCGACCGTAGTTTGAACCGTCAACCGTTGCTGATATAAATAATCTCTCGGCAAATTGAGAAACCCCAGTTGCAGCCTCTAATTCAAAATCAAAGGCTCGAACATTATTTGCTTTAAATAATGGCGTGTATAAAACATGCTCTGTTTGTTCACCGTATTGAGATGAAGAATCAAACATAAGCGCACCAGTAACTCCAGCCCACTTATCACCAACTATTATTTTGTTATTCTCGTACATAAAATCTATGCATCGATATATGTCATCACCTAGACCTGACTTTAATACTGTCCATTGAGGTCCACCTTGTGATGCTGACGCGTCATAACAAAGGACATGTCGGAGTAAGTGAACTATCACTAGCTCATGCGAATCAAACCTTACGGCCTCCATTACAGATTGCGATAAATCATCACCACTGTATGTTCTGAGTATTTTCTCTATTGTTGCTGTTGCGATATTCACAGCCTGACCAGAGTTGATCATATAGATTGATGGCGCACCGGTGGCTTGGTGGCTTATGAACACGAATGAGTCATTAAATGCAACTTTACTGTGAGTGCCTGCAATACCTTTATTAACCATTAAAGATGGCTGATGGACGTATATTGGCTGACTCGTTTCTGTCGCTCCAGACAATGAAAAGTATTCTATTGTTGATGTCCCAAAGCACACAATAAAGTCACGCCAAGTATCTATACCTACAACGCCGTCAGGCTGTGATTCCGCTCGATAAAATGGCCTATATCGGTCAGGGTGAGATTCATCCTCTAAATCGGTAACACCAAAGGTATCCGAACCATATTTAACCCAAGCATATCTACCTCTAGCTCGACATATGTCAATTACAGTACCAATGTCATATTGAGCATCTGGCTCAGGCCAATTAGTTAATGATTTAACCTCACCATCATAGCGATAGATTGCCATTTCACCGGCAGCGGCGACCGCCTGACTTGCGCCACTGTAGGCCATACTTACTCGTTCAGTCCCTGCAACAAAGCCAATGCGGTCTTTTGAGCGGTATAGATTATTGCCAAACACCCTATAAACTTCGTTCTTAACTGTATTAAAGTTTGCCGCTCTTGATTTTCCGCCAACATCATATTGCCTCTCTATTCCGGGGAATGAGCGCATATATCCCGCCGAATCCAAAACCTCTTTTGGTGTGGCGAGCATGTTTACTGGTAACAAATCAACGTAGTCAGCGTTCCTAAAGTCTTTACCAAGGCCTTTACTAATCGGTAATTGTATTACAGGCATTGTTAGCACTCCCTCGGAAATATTGAATGCCGTTCTGGGTCAGTAGTCGGTTGCCTGAGCCAACTGGCATGCGGTCTGGGTAGCCTGTTTCACGCTTAGCTTTCTTGGCTTTATCAGTCGCAGTCAATTTGATTAGCATTTCTTTACCATACCTTGCCGATGCAATGACCTTAACTGTTGGCTCAACGGAGTAATCAGGAGCGATACGAACGGCTAGATTGTGAAATACAGCACTTAATGCATTGTTAGATAATCCATGCGGGTCGCCGGGGTCCACTTCTGCACCTTCATCGGAAAATAAATACCCGACATCAATACCGTTTCCGTCGCCTTTCCACTCAGCCATCATCATTTCAAGGTCGTTAACTCCATCCTCTAAAGATTGCGGCTCAACATCTGTCAACGTTGCATTTGAGGCTATGCCGATCTTACGCAGAGCGGCATTAACTAGATCGCCTTTAGTCGTTAGATTCATAACTACCTACCTTCAATACATGCGCGAATAAAGTCAGTTTTTAATGACTCTAACGCACCAACCATCTGATAGGGAAAATTACCGTTATGCCAGCAGTCCATTACATCATGATTAGAGTCAATCATTAGAATTGCCATTGACTGACAATTCCCTTGCTTGGCGTATTCCAATGCTTCTTCGAGTAGTCTAATCACTTCCTGATTATGCCATTCACTATCATCATTCTTTTTGAATGGGACTACTTTTAAATCACTCATTAGATGGCTTCGCTTTCTTCGTACGTACAGGTTTAACGGTCTCGGTCTCGGTCTCGGTCTCGGTCTCGGTCTCGGTCTCGGTCTCGGTCTCGGTCTCGGTCTCGGTAGGTAGCAATAACTTAGACGGATGATCTAACCAACCATCTGCTAGATATTCATCTACATCCACCTCATCAACTACGATAACGTGAGCTTTCGTATTCCAAACCTTAGTGTCGCCGCCGAGCTTATAAAGCATCTGTCCCATAATTACCTCAAAGTAAAAGGGGCCGAAGCCCCTTGTTAGTTATTACGCTTGATTAGCCAAGCCGACACCGATCGCCTCAGGGCGAACCGCGCACGCTGAATACCACAGCGCAATACGGCATTTACCGGTTAATGTGTTGATGTCACCTTGGTAAGCAACAACACCATTCAGGCCAACACCAGGAATGCTAAAGCTCTGCGTTTTCATGCCAGAGAACAGCTCATGATTGATTGGGATTGGCTGAGACACTAAGCGGATAGAATCATCAGCCCAGAACACGTTAGTTGCCGCAGTTGTGGTATTCAAGATGTTTACCGCCATGCTGTTAGCTAACGTAGTATTAACGTTGGCATAAGCTTTCTGCTCCGGCGTTAGGGTTGCGTCATTTGCTGCGATCGGCTTAGGCGAAATAGTCACGTTAGCGCCATTAACGGCAACAACCGTGAATGTTGCGTCGTGAGTCAGCACGTTTTTAGCCATTTGAGCCAAGAACTTAACGCCTGCAAAAGAAATCTTATCGCCACGCTTCAAGCCGGTGCCAGCACTCAAAGTTACTACGGCGGTACGATTATCCACGTTCTCGCGGTTACCATCAGCATCAGTAGTCCATGCCAGTGGTTTAAATGATTGCGCTCCTGCAACTGTCAGGCCGGTAGCTGTTGACGCTAGTAGCGTTGGAAGTTTCGGAGAGCGAAGAACATCATTAAAACCCGCAACCTGTTTCTGAATAGTGCCTGACTTGTAAGCCTCTTCAGGAATGCGACCAAAGAAATCTTTACTCGCCAGATCGTGACCTGCACCTTTGTAGTCTTTCGGGTTAAAGAAGTAGCTCAGGCCAGCGCTGCGGTTGAGTTCACGAGAGAACATCAGCTCTTCTGCATCAGCGACAAAGTCCCAGCCGGTTGTGCTCGTGCCGATAGCATCAGGACTGGTTACGACTAACGAACCCATATCTACAGCTTGCTGAGCAATGGCGGTCTCTACGTTGTTAGCCAGTTTCTTACCTGAAGCCTGAATACGGCGACGTAATGAGCGCTCATCACGCAGATCATCAGCTCGCAGTGAGAAGAAATCATTATCAGGAACGCCTAAGTTACATTTTACTGATAACTCAAGAATACCCGTTGATTGCCCTGTTAAATCCCAACCGCTTTGCGTTGGCGCTTCTTGCTCTAACGGCATCCATACCGTATTTTGTGAGCGCTGCATGTCATTGCCGGGCGGCGTGTATTTCTCTACACGTTGAGCCATCGGTGTTAAGTTTTCCACAGTGTCGATGATTTCATCGACCATATACGTGATTACTTGACCTTCATTTAAAGCCATTATTTAATTCCTCGAATCTGATTTTTATATTTGCGGTACGCTTCCGTATCGCCCTTCTTCGCTGCTTCATCCATTTTCTTTTGGATTGCATCGAGATTAGCCGCCGTTACTTGACCGGCGATCGGCTCATCAATAGCCGGGGCGGAAGAAACTTGTTTACCGCGTGGTTTAAGAGTTAATTTATCTGCCATTCGGGTTAGTTCGACGGTGGCGTGTACGCCATCCATCGCTAGAAGCTGACGCACCTTTTCTGGGTTGCTGCCTAAGTGATAGAACAATGCCGCTGACTTATCAGGGAATAGAGTCATAATTTCAGTATCCAGTCCCGGAGGAACCAGAGCCCTGAATGCATCCTCTTTTTCTTGATAGTCAGGAAGGTTTAGCTTCTCAGCTGCGTCATAGTGCTTGCTTGCTGCTTGAACTAACTTTGCTGAATGACTTGTGTAATCCTGCGTCTTACGACCTTGCTCAGCGACTGCATTACTACGAGCATCCATAGCCTTAACCTGCCAATCAGTATTAGCGGCGGTGAATGCGGCAAGTGCGCGAGACTGGTCATAATCATATTTAGCCAAAGCATCATCAGACAAATAGTCGTTAACGTCCGGCTGTACGGGTAAATCAGGATTAACACGTAAGCCCTCCGGCACTTCACCGCGATTGACGGCTTCCATCTGTTGCTCAAGCTCACGCTGACGCTTTCTTTCCAGACGTTTTGCCGCAAAATGCGCGTTAGTTGCCGGGTCCTGTTTTGGTTTGTTCTCATCGCCCTTCAGTACAACATCAAAGCCTTCACTCTGCTCTGCTGTATCAATGGCATTTTCTACAGACTTACCGTTAGCGGGTGCCGCCGCTAGATCGGTAGGCAGGTGTTGTCCTTCAGTGTTCTGAATTTCGTTGGTATCGCTCATGATATTTAACTCTCTTACATGGATTGAGGAATCTCGGTTGGATAACCGGTAGGAATATTCTGCTGTTGGTGTTCAGCGACTTTTTGTAATAACTCAACGGCCTTCACTACAGCGTCACTATCTAAATCACGAGCCTGAGCCAGCTTGTAAACTGTGTTAGCTTGCGATTCTTGAGCGTCTTGCTGTGCTGTGAATGCCTTGATTTGGGTTTGTGCGGTTTCGTTCTGTGCTTTCTGCACCTCAGCCTGAGCCGCTACCATCTGCGCTTGCGCTAACATCATGTTAGGGTCTTGCTGGCTTTGCTGCTGTTGCTGCGCTTCTTGTAACGCTTGCTCTTCCTCTGGCGTTTCTGGCTTCTTAAGGCCCATCAGAACAAGCTGCTTATTAGCGTACTCACGCATCATCTCAACACCTTTACCGTCAAGAAGGGTAAAGTATTGGAGTAGTAACATTTTCCACTCAGGGGCTTCTACTGGCACCTTGCCGAGCAGTTCCTGAATCTCTGACCGGTTTTGGTCTTTCATACTTTGGAATGATGGCCCAATGTCGGTATAGGTTTCATACCTGCCACGAATATCATTTAGTACAACAACACGCCCAGTCTGATAATCGACAGTCTCAGAAAGTATCTGAACCTCTTTCTCTCCACCGTCCTCTAACGTCATCATTATGTTGCGCGGAACGTCGTAGATATCATTCACCATGGCTGCATATATCTCGCCATCCCGGCGCATTGCCGTTGCTAGATTATCCTGAAAGACATAAGTCTCCAGATCAGCACGCATATTAAGTTGATTAACAGTGTCAAAAGCCACGTTTCCGTTAGCTGCTGAGCTGTTCACGCCGAGCGTTGCAACCTCTTTGACTGCATTAGTTGCAGCCTCTAGCATGTAAGCGTTGGCCTGCGGGACTTCTGGATTATCCATATAAGCCAATGGCTGCACGGGTAAATCACCGCCGTTTTCGTCAGTGCGATTCATCAGATAATACGGATAGTCGTCAGTGCCGCCATACATATGCTCAAAGCCAGCAATCTGCTCGGACCAAAAGATAGGTTTCTTTTTCGGTGTCCGGGCAACGATATCTGCGTTAAAGCTCATGATCATGTTGCGTAAGCGCTGACCGTCTTTAGTTAGCCTGACTACGCCCTCGTACACCTCTTTATCGCCAACAAATCCCCACTCACCGTATACAGGTACAATCGGAATATGTTCTCCGGCAATAAGTTCACGACTCTTTAGAATCACTGAGCTGGTAATGATTGACTTATAAACACGGCGGCGCGTCACTTTGCGCTCACCGACTTTAACCATTCCACTGTCTGCTAGCTCATCAATAACATCAGCAATATCACGTTTGAAGTAGCTTACCGGCTCACCGCCCATGTAATCCTGATAGATGAAAACAGTCTCTTTCTTTTCCTCTACTTCGTAATACTCACCGACATAGACAACGTCATTGGAAATCCAAGGGAATGACCATGCGCGGTTTGGGTTTTGAAAGTCTGGAATATTTTCTGCATCAAAGCCGTATTCTTTTGCGTACTCAACCCAGCCGCTTTGACTCAGTGCATTAATAACGGTGACGTGTTTTGCATCGCTCTTATCTAACTGCTTAGCGTTGCTATCCCAGATTACATGAGAACAGGCCTCATGAATTGGCACTCGCCGGATAACCTGGTTGTTACTTGTTGGGTCCTGATCTTCATGCTCAGTCACTAAGCGCCAAGCTCCGACACCCGCCTCTATCTGCTCACGAACGCCAATGTTTACCGCTATTTTTGCAGAGTTATGACGCATGTCAGTGCGATACATACCCATCAACACATCAGCTGAATCAGGGTTAGCTCCATCCTTAGGCTTATATAGAACCTCTATTGGATTCTGACGCATTTCAGCGGTTAGCTTTCTAACTACCGGCCTGACGACATCGAACTGACCGCGGTACTGTAATGTTGTGAAATTTGATAGCCAGTCATCCCATTGCGAAACACGACTAAAATATAAGTCGTTGGTTGCCTCGGTTCTAGCCTCTTCGCTTGCGCACCAGTCCTGATCGAACTGGGTCAATATTGTTTGTAATTTGTCATCACCGGACATTATTTACTCCTGTTGATCGGCCTTATAGGTGCCGGTGTTTTCTTTTCTCTTGGCTTTTTAATATCGCGCATCTGTTTAGCAAAACGGCGCATCATGTAGGCGTAGCGAACAGCATCGAGAACGTCATCGTTTGTTTTAACAATTTTCCCGTTCTCGTCACGGTGATACAGCCTGAACTCTTCAAAGAATGGCTCACAGGTATTGAATACCCTAAATCTTCCTTCAAGCATCAGGTCACGCAATTCAATGAGTCCTGACTCAACAGAGTTCCCACCTTCAATGAAGGTTGCATGCTCCCCAAGCATAAGGAACCCAGCATCAGCATACTGAGTCTTTAGTTGCTCGCCGCCGCCTTTCTCATGCTGATGTCCATCATGAGGCCATGCGACAGGTATTTTATTAGCCCATGACTTAACAGCACCCCATGCTTGAACAGCTGTGTTCTCTGACTTTTTCCATACCCGCGCTAGATAAAAAACATCCTCGTCTTTATCCCACCACAACTGAATATGTGACTGCGGGTGATTCCAACCAAAATCCTGACCGTCGATCACATAGAAGTGATCTGGACATTCAAAAGGCTGGCACTTAATTGTTTCTTCTGGAATCTGGAAGATGCGGCCACTACCCATTGTCGGGATGCCTTTTGCTCTAGCCTCTCTCTCATGCTCCGGGTATGACGCTATGATTTGTTCTTTTTGATCATCGGTGTAATGCTCAGCATCGTAGATTGTCATATTGACAACCTTTTGCGCCTTACTTGGATTCTTTATAAACTTCTCAACAACCTGTGACATCCCCATTAACGGTGTAAATGTCAGCATGGAAAACTGCCCGTACTTATTCGTACGTGTTAAGCCTTCACTGTAAATGCTATATGGAGGCTCCTCGTCAAACCACACGCCATGTATTGTATCTCCCTGCCATCTAGCCCGGCCTTGTGAGTACGGTTTGAAGTAGCAAATAGACATACCATCTTCCACACCATCAGCATTACGGTGACGAATAAGTAGGTGATCGACGAGATTCGGGAAGAATGGTGATTTCTTCCAACTAATAATGTCTTCTTTAGGTATTGACCCATAACCCGGCTCATCATTCTCTTCAATACGACCACAAAGGATGCGTTGAGTTGTTTTTGTTACTGTTTCATTGGTTTCACCACCAACCCAGAACACAACTGGCTCATAGAATCGCTTACCACCCCAATCACCCTGCCACGCACCATCACTTGGATAACCCTTTGTTCCCGGATAGCGTCCAGTTAGATGAAATGCCACCTCTGCACCGCCAGTGAATGACTTCCCAAGCTGGTTACCAGCCATAAAGCAACGCTCAGGGTAATCAGCGCCAGCTTCAATAAACTCTCTTTGTTTGTTGTATGGTGTGAATTCAAATAGTTGATGAGTTATCTGATAATTGTTTTCTTCTTCCAATAACTCAAGCAACTCTATTTGTTCGTCTTCAGTTAAATCATCAAGAATCGCTGCTTCTTCCACGGCTTAGTAGCTCCTGAATTCGAGAGCGGCGCTTATCGCGATCTCCCTTGTCAGGTGTCACGTCTTCAACTTGCTGCTGCTCTTTTAACCCTAAGTCACGGGCGATTATGTTAGCGTTAAGCAGGTCGGCTGCTGCTCCAGCGAACTTCTGGTTGTAGATAACCTCTTCCGCTCGCGTAGTGATGTCGGAAAAGCCTTCTTTTGCCTTGAGCGCGTACCACGTTGAGCGGTCTATATCGAGGAACAAACACAAGCCGATAATGGTCATTGCTCTCATCTTAGGAATAGCTTCTTGTGTGACCACCCCTTGGAATGCAAACGCCTTTGTTTCGTAGAGCGGATTGTCTTCTATCCAGTCAAAGTATTCGGTACATGCTGACCACAGATCATCAGGTGAACCAAATATCGGGTTGCGCCCATGACTACTGCGGGCCTCCCAGAATCGGTTACGCTTTGGTGCTGCCATTTCAATGACTCCCTTTAACTAACAATGATACTCGTCGGTGACCAACCCCCAGCCCTTACCCACGCCTTGGTTGGTGGCGTAACCGTTATCCAGCCAGTAATAATATGACCAGGTGCTCTCGGTGTTGGCGATTCATCAGCATCAGCTAGAAGAATCACACCATTCGCCACCTGTATTGTTTTAGTCTGCGTTCCATCTGATACTTGAACCCAAGACCTTCCAATCGCTTGCTCTACCGTTCTATTTGCCATGAGTGCCTCTATGTGGTCGGAATCATCTGTTCAGCAATGAGAATAATTGACGTTGCAGTGAATGTAGCGCCGTTAGATTTGATTGTTATGTCACTGCCGTTAGTTGCTAGATTTCCACCCGCATCAACACTAAAGAATGTAGGCAAACTAACGATGTCAGTTGTTACCGCCGCATCTCTTGATGCTATTAGCGTATTTCCTATAGTGCCGGGGAAATCTACCGTCATGCTTCGGGTCGCTGCTGCTCCAGTCCATGAGCCGGTAATGTTGATTTTGAATGTAACAGTAGAGTTGTTATTGAACACTGCGAACTTGTTTGTCGTAGTGTTGAAAAATGGAGTGAACGAACCAGTGTGAGGGAGTGCCTTTATTAGATTAATTAAGTTTGTTGCAGTTGTTGGGATAACTAAACTTAACCCAGTGAATGCCACCTCAGATTTTCGCCTTACTGACGTTATTCCGGATGGCCCTTGTGGTCCTGCAGGACCTGCTACGCCATTACCTATCATGCCACCTGCGTGGATTATCATTTCACTTTCCTTCAGACGTAAAAAAGACCGCATAAGCGGCCTATTTAGAATATTGTGCTTTAAAGCCTACCTTCATCCTCGGAGTGAATTAAAATAAATTCTTCAACATAGGATTTTATTAGCAGAATATTTTTATATATCACACATCAGATGACTTATTTCAACACTACTCAGGACGTAAGTCTCACCGTCCACCTCAAAATGATAATGGAACGAAAGCCCCGGCGTTGTATAGTCGCAAGCTTTAAACATTGACAATATCCGCTTGCGGAGTTTTGACTCTGCTGAAATACCGATACTAATAATGTTAGATGCCATATTTGCGAACCTCCCCGCATTTACCAAACAGCAGCGTTGAACATGATTACTCAGTCAGTATTATGTACTCGTCACTTACTCTCTATTCGTGACATTCCGCCTATAGCCCCGGTTCGCCGGGGTTTTTACTAATACAGTCTTTATTCCGTGCTTACTAATAAAATCACGAATATGTTTGTAATCAGGCTTAGTCATGAATGTGAGGCTAAATAAGTTGATGGCTTCAATGTAATACTTTACCCACCAACTTATTTTTATTTGTATTGATAACTCGCAAACTTTTGCCATTCTTCCCCCAGTATCATTATCAAGCCCACTCAGTAAATGAGCTTTGTAATGACTATTTCTTTAACAACGACCTAATCACATCATGTTGAGCATCTCTTAAATCGTCCAGATATGCTCCATATTCTTCTTCTAACTTCTTCGCCTCATCTGTATACATGAATTGATATTCGATGAAGTCCACTTTCGACACTTCAACTTTCTTAGCATCTGTAAAATTAATTTCAAACTCATCACTTGACCAAATCACGCTTTTAGCGTATTTTTTAAAGTGTAACGCACAAAGATAATCAGTAATTTCAATAAAGTATCTATCAAATGGTTCAAGAAGACGTTTAATGCTCTCTGTCTGCTTATCAACATCATCATACAAATGCTTTAACAATGTAAAATAATCAAACTTGCTCTCTCTACGCAATAAGCACTCGATAGCCAATGCGGTTTGCTCTGTGCATGCTTTATCGCCATCTGAATCTTCAATGCTGACTACGTTCCTTTTACTACTCCAGCCCAATTTACTAGCTAACTCGGTTTGGTTACAACTCAATAGCCGGCGGGCTATTTTTATATCGCGCGGTTTCATATCAGCCTCTTCATTTAAGTGTTGTGCTTCAATGAATGTATTGTAGTGAACTTTGTTCACCTAGTCAATATTATTTAAGCTTATTGCTAAAAAAGTAATATTTATTTGACGCGCCGCGAAATCCCTCCACCTTCTCTATCGCTGATATCTTGTTATTACACTGTTCTATCACCGCCAGCAGCTCAGCGACATATCCGGGATAATCGCCGTAATAACGCACCTGATAATCAGGGGCTAGGCACGGGCGGAACAGCATTTTTGGCACCGGCAGCGGTGGCGTTGACCTCGGCGACTCGTTCGCGCAGCCGCTGAGTGACAGCATCAGGAACGGGCTCACGAGCACACTTATTATCTTTTTGCGCATGTTTCAGCTCTCCCTTTAATTCCGTTACCCGCTTCTCTGCAATAACCCGTAGCTCTTCTCTGTCTGCCAGAACAGTATTAATAACGTCATATTGATTGCGGATAGCGATTTCCGAGTTTCTGTAGTGCTCCGCTTCATCTTTATAATGTTGAGCCTTCACTTCTAACTTTTCTTTCGCTACCCGCTGATATTGTCCGTAACCAACAGATATAAAAAAAGCCGCTATTGCGACTGTAATCACTATTGCCCGGAGAGACATATTTCCCTCTCTATCTCACGTCTGTTAATTAAACCTTTCCACGGCCTGCCACCAGCATAAATCCAGCGCCTCAACTCATTACATGCGCCAGAAATATCACCCGCATTCAATTTCTTTAATAGCGTTGACCGCTGAAAAGCACCAGTACCAACGTTATAAGTAAATGAATACAGCGCAGCTCGTTGCATGTCCGTTAATTTGACTTTTATTACCGGATCTATTGTCCGCTGAACAATAGCCAAATCTTTTTGTAGTAGCGCTTCACATTCCGCTTTAGCGTAAGTTTTGGTTGGAATAATGTCGGAGCCAGTATGTCCATAGCAGACAGTTAGAACGCCAACAACGTCGCGGTACGGCTTTGATTCATAGCCTTCAAAGTTAGCAACCAAGACACTGGCAATCGCTATCGCCCCCACGCCAACCACCGACAATATTTTATTCTTCAGGGATGTTTGCACTTATCACCCCCATTTTTATTTGGAACTCTTTTCTCTTGTAGTACCAATTAACAGCAAAGGTCCCCGCAGTGCTAAGGATGCCGATAATCAGCGCCCAATCATTGAGAGACAATGCACCAAGGGCTGTACAGATACCCCCAAACAAATATGAAAAGGGGCTGGAATATTTTTCTGGCATACGCATATCACACCCCCTGAGGGTGTCCATTATTTAAGTTAAAGGGATTAGCCCACAGCCGTAGTCACCATGTGCAGTGTGTGGAGTCGTTGACTTTTGGCTGTGAGCTAAAATGAAAAAGCCCCGCAAAGGCGAGGCATGAAAATTGGGCAATAAAAAACCCGCCTTGTGAGCGGGTTCTTATTAATCTGTAGTGCCATGTCGTATAACTTCGGCAGCTTATACGTAAATCATTGCTCATTTGCCAATTACTGTCAAGCCCAATTTGCGACTTTCTTAATTTTACCGACACGTTTGCGGTTATTGAATGCAGATACCAGCGGGTTATATACCATATACAAACTTGCATCGAGTATTTCATCCACTTCACGACGGCAAGTTGATAGCGATGGTTTCTTCAGTCTATTACCGCCTCTTGTATCCATTCTCCGCGCCGGGACGACCTTCTGCATGTAAGTTGCTATAGCGTGTCGTGACGAGTTGTTAGCGTAGTAGCTAAGCAGCATTCCGAACGCTTTCCTGTCAATCTTCATTACTGAGTCTATAACTGCACTCATCAGCATTCCGTCATCATCGTTGCATGTTGGCCTGTCCGGATATTTTTGTGGTTCTACTGTCGCCATATATTCTGCAATTATACTGCTCTGCCGTTTGTCCAGTCTCCCGCTGTACACCCATGCACCCCATAGCGACAACCAGCTATCAACCCAGTCCAATTGTTCTTTGTTTAGCTTTAATGTTGCTATGTTAATAGTCATGCTGCCGCCTTATTCTGTTTAAGTTGCTTAGTCTTGTACCGGTACATTTCGCGTATTTCTTTCAACTCTTCTACTGATGGACGGTGTGGCTTGGGTACCACTTCCAATGCTTCAACTCTGGCCAGCCCAATTTTCGCTATCAGCGCCGGGCGGTACTGATCGATGTTTCCTGACAAGTGGTTATTGCAAACTGAGCATTGCTTGTGACAATTGTCTTCGTGAAATCTCAGGTCTGGACGAGCAGCCGTCGTTTTAAAATGTCCAGCGTGATACTGCCCTTCGTGATATCGCGCACAACTGATACATGGCAAATCTGCATCACGCCCTCTGATGTATTCGTTAAATGCTCGCTGAGTAGCTTTTACGTGATATGAATATGGCTGTAATGCCGCTTTGCGTATTTTTAGTTCTTTCTTTTCGTCCTTAATCCTTTTAGCCTGAACAAGCTTTATCGCACACCTAGGGCAGCATACTTTCTGCATACTGTTTCTCGGCTTAAACTCATTACGACAGATAGCGCACTTCTTCGGCTTCAGTTCTTTTCTTTTTTTTCTTGGCTTTGCCTCTTTACGTAAATTAGTCATGACGCTCCCCTTTTCCGAAATTAAAAAAGTGACTGATTGCTGTCGCTGAAAATGCAGAAAGAAAAGAGAGTCGAACAATAAACCAATAATCAAATGGCATAATTTCCCATGCGATCGCGCAGATAACACCCCACATAGCAGTTGCTGAGATAAACGTAAGCAAGAAAACCATAATGAAATACACTTTATTGCTCATCACGCCACCTGCTTTTGTTGTAATTGCTGATATTCACACCCGGCCGGAACAGCTAACATGCAACCGACATTGAGCGCCCAACCTTCGACCTGAGTCAGGTAGAAATGCATTGCTCCAGTATCTAAATCTGCTGTGTGCCGTAGATCCTGTCGCGTTGTTCTCTCGCCGGTTACAACGTCCACCATTTCAATATCTTCATAACCCAAATAAGTGTGTTTCATTGCTCGTTTAACCCACTTTGGAGAACACTCTGTGCGACCTTTACTGATTAGGTATTTGCTCAGAGCGTCATACCAAACGTGGCTTAAATCGTTCTGGCCTAAGCTACGCTTCTCTTTCCACTCACAAACTCTCACTCGATAGCGTTTACCGGTACTGATAAGCGTCTGTAGTGTTACGCCCAACTGTTGAAAGGTGTCTTTGTGTAAGCAGAAATCGTCCATCAGAATCCCTTACCTAGTTTTGTTTCGATCTTATCTAAAGCGCCTTTAGCGATAATGATGGCCTTTTGCTTTGCCATCCGATCGGGCTCATCTTCCGAGCTCATGCCTGCAAGCTCAGATATAATTCTCAATAAAGATCGCTCTATGCTCGTTAGCATTTCTCTGTGCTCAGCGACCTTTTTTGCTGCATAACTAACATTCGAGTTCATGGCGGTACTCCTCTGATTTAACGCGGCTGATATCAACGGGGTCTAATCCAGATAAAGCGCTGCTGAAGTAATATGTTTTCTCTGCTCCGGGTACGTGGCGTGACTTAGCGCAGATAATTTCCGTTATCCCTTTAAGCTCGGTCTGTGGGTTATATTTCTCATCGCGATAGACCATGAAAATCACGTCTGCCTCTTGCTCGATGACGCCAGATTCACGCAAATCCGCAGCGATCGGACGCTTATTTGCACGTTGCTCAAGGTTTCTGTTTAATTGCGCTAGTGCTATTACAGGGCAGCGCAGTTCTTTAGCTAGATTTTTAAGGCCGGTAGCAATTTCACCCACTGACTGATTCATGTTCTCAGGGTTGGTCATCTTCATTTTTTGAAGATAATCGATAACGATCACTCCTAAGCCGCCTAGCTTTTTATGCATGCGCCGGGCCTCAGCTCGAACTTGATGAACGCTGAGTGATGTCTTGTCGTTGATGTGGATCGGGGCGCTTTGAAAGTCTTTTAGTGAAGCGGATAATTTACCCCACGCCTCATCCTGATTTCCTTTCTGGCCCAGCAATTGCTCTTTGCTTACTCGCGCGCGGTGATAAGCGATACGCTCTGATATTTGCTCAATTGGCATTTCAAGACTGAAGAATAAAACAGGCTTATTGTTTTTCAGCGCTACGGTCTCGGTGACTGTTGTGCTGAACATGGTTTTACCCATTCCTGGGCGACCACCAACAACGATAAAATCAGTGTTGTTAAATCCACCGAATGCACTATCGATATCTTCTAGGCCTAGCTGGGTTCTATGCTTCCAGATATCCCCGTTAAGCATTGATTCAACCGTATCAAGGGTTATTTCAATACCATCCATGATTTGCCGTGTTCCGGTGTCCTGTGATGCCTCAATGCTCCCGATCTCCGTCTGAATTGAGCCGATTAGGTCAGCGATGGGTAGCACATCAGTCCCAGTCATTTTGCTCATGCCGGAACTAAGAACGCTCATGACTCGGCGACCTAGTGAGTTTTCTTTCAGCTTTGCAACATAAGCAGGAAGGTTCCTAACGCTCGGCGTTCCGGTATTGCATTCGGATAAATACGCAATACCACCCACATGAGCCATTGAACCTGCGTGTTCTAGGTCAGATGCTAGAGTTAACAAATCGATGCTAATTGCGCTGGCATGAAGGCGCTTATACGCCCGTAATATCAACTTATGCCCAGTTACCGTAAAATCGTGCTCTTCCAGCCCTTCAATGGCATCCATTGCCATATCAGCGAACGATTCGCCTGCCAGCATGATTGCGCCAATAACGCTCTGCTCTGCGTAGATATCGACATACTTGCTCATACCGTGGCTCCTTTATTTCTGGTCCTGTATTCCTGTTTTGCCTGTTCGTAAGCTGCTGACCAGTTCTTAGGCTGTAAGATCCAATCAAGGCTTAGCCACGGTTTCTCATCCAATTTGCTGCAAAGTGATGATTGACGCAGGAGAGTGAAAATAGTGTTCATGTGCTTCACTTCACGCCATCCGCCCTTGTTGGTTTTGATATTCCAGACGCGTTCCAGATTCTTGTAAGCTGGTCTAGTCCGGTTCCACTCATTGGATTCAACTGGGCGATCGGGGAATGATTTATTCCACAATTCGATTAGTTCAGCGTGAGGACAAGCAACAGGATTGCGATCGGCACCTTCGTTCCAAATCAGCGCGTCTGACAGGTAACCGTCAAATCTGGTCATTCGGAAAATGTTCTCTGGCTTGGCTTTGTGCTTCCAAACTTCGCTGATCCAGCGGAGGACTAATTTAATTTCATCAACGCTGTAACATTGGCCTTTTGACTTAACAGTCGTTAAGGCTTTTTCAAAGGCCGTTGTAGCAGAGCAACGGCTGTTGTTAAGTTCGTTGTAATAATCCAAAACAACCTGAGCCGCCTCAAAAACTCCCCCTTGGGGGGTAAGGGGGGTATTAGTATTTAGTTCTTGTTCTAGTACCTTCTTGTTCTGTTTATCGGATGGTTTATCGCTAGGGTTATCGGCATATGGCTTCGAAGCCTTGGTATCACTAGCTTTAGGTTTATCGCTAGGCTTATCGGATGGCTTATCGGCTAAACCAGCTTGATATTCAACGTATTTCGTGATGCAAATGACTGTTCCAAAAGGATTTCCTTTCATTGTGATCATTTGCTCACGAACAAAGAACTTAAGCATTCTAGTGACGGCTTGCGAGGACTTTTCCTCACCATTACTATCGCGTAATTCACGAGCTAGAATTGCCGGAGTGGTGACCAATTGGCCCGGCAGTAAATCCCACTGGCGATTAGCGAACGACACGCTACGCGGCTTATAGGAAGCCTTACCGATAAGTCTTATCCATAACGCCAGCTTTGCAGTGTCTTTAGACCAATCCTTGGATAGAACGCTCCTGAACAGAGCAAAGTGGCCCTGCTTTTGGTTCTCCATCCTTGCGCTCCTGATTACCGTTTTATCGGTAAAGTCTGCATAAGCCACATTACCCATTGCGCTGCTCCTGTAATTTTCGAAACTCTGATGCGAGACGCTTACCGAATACCGGTTTATCTACGCAGATCATGAGCAACTCGTCAGGCTTCTCAGCGCGTTGAGTGACCTCTTTCTTCTTGTGGTCCGAGTGTTTCTTTGCCATAATATTTCTCGTCTTAATTGACACTGTTAAGAAGTTCTAAGCCTCGGGTGCGACCGGGGCTTTTTCTTGGCTCTCTCTCAGAGCATTCAGAAGCGGTAGTAATATCTGCGCTTCTTTCTTCGATATCGTCAGTTGAGTACCGTCACTAGACATCACTAGAACCTCCTCGCCGGCTCTCGTTTCTACTGCGAAAGATGGAACGCCGTATCGAGCGACCATGTAGCTAGCCATCTTTATCGAGCTTTGCTTGCCTCGGCTGGCTCCGCTCGGATGTATCCCCATGTACTTAGCCAGTTCGACATTGCTGTCCTGCATTGCACTTCTGATATAAAAACCTTCCAGAACCTCCGGCTTGCACTTGATTGGTACTGCGTTGCGTGTAATTGCGTCTTGCATTAGTAATAATGATCCTGTTGATTGTTAAGATGATTGCTTCGGTGCTTTTGTGCCGTATAACAAATATTCCGGGGCACATTTAAGAGCTAACGAAATTTCTACAATGTGACGCGGACGCTTCGTTTCTCCAGCTTCAATTGCTTGCACTGATTGCTGTGTTATTCCTGCGCTTTTGGCTACTGCTGACTGACTCAAACAAAGTTCAGTTCTTCGTTGCTTTAAACGTTCAGAGATATTTCCTGTATTCATTTGTACTCCAGATTGTATTGAACAGATTTAATTGTATTTCACTACAAATATATTTGTTTGTCAAATACAGTATTTATTGTGATGATCTGGGTAGATAAATTGAGGAACTAATTTATGAGTGAAAAAACCCCAGATGTAGGGATCGGTGGGCGAGTAAAGGCGCGTAGAGATGATTTAGGTCTTACTCAAACGGATCTAGCTAAGCTCGTTGGCATGACCCAACAGGCAGTTACGTCTATTGAAAATGGGGAAACGAAGAATCCTCGTAAACTATTAGAGTTAGCTCAGGCTTTGCATTGCTCACCGCAATGGCTTAAGACGGGGGTTCAGGATAGTAATGCCATACCTCTAACAGGGGTTGAGCTCTGGGATGATGAATCTCCTGTTGGAAATGATGATGTTTATCTACCATTCTTTAAAGAGGTAGAGCTAGCAGCGGGTGGTGGTCGAGTGGTAGAACTTGATAGCACAGGTAATAAGTTAAAATTCTCACTAAGAAGTTTGCGGAATTTAGGTGTTAAGCCTGAAAATGCTGCATGTATGACTGTTTGGGGGAATAGCATGGAACCAGTCATACCTGACGGAGCTACCGTTGGTGTAGATACTGGATTCGTAGATATAAAAGATGGTGAAATATACGCAATTGATCACGAAGGCATGGCACGCGTTAAATGCCTATATCGCATTCCTGGTGGAGGAATTAGGCTTAAATCCTTTAATTCTGATGAACACCCTGATGAAAAATACACCGGCGAGGATGCCAACAAGATCCGCGTAATTGGCTTTGTATTTTGGTACGCAGTAAGCCGCAAAAAGCATTAATCCTTTCAAAAAAAGAAAGCCGACCTCTGAGTCGGTTTTTTTATATCTAATTTTCACCCCCACAAAATAATTACAAACTAAATCCTATTAAATATCATATGAATACAATTTAAATGGTATTTAATACAATTTTCGCTGTTTACTAAATACAAGTAAATCTGTATATTTAACTCATCGAAAGCAACCCACCGCTCTCAAGCTCTTTAAAAACTCGGAAAGTCGGAACAACTTCAACAAGCATGAAGTGTACTAGATAGCAGCGGAAACGCGTGAAAGTAACGATCGCCCAGATAAAGCGTCGAACTCCCTCATTTTGCTAACTACAAACGGAACGCCGAAGGAAGGGAGCGCAAAGAGTTATTACAAATGGTTCTTACGAGAGCCATTGATAATGACAACCTAATTGAGGGTAAGGCTATGACCAGCATGAAAGACATCATTGAAAAAGCTTGGGATGTTAAAGAAACAATTAACTTTATGCGAACCATCCCGATCGGGAAATCTATTTCCCTGTGGGCGTTGGCAGATGAATTCATCACTGCTAATGGCGGCGATAAAGACGGCACAGTTAACGGCGAGTTTTATGCCTTAATCAATCGAATGGATGCCGGCCTTAGTTGGATGCTTGCAGTAAAAGAGATTTCACTTACCCATGATGATAACGGGCTTTCAAAACTCACTAGGCTCAATGATTCAGGGGTTCTACCACGCTGATATAGCAACTAAATCTGGAGAAATGGAAATGCAATCAATTCGTTTAAACGCATCACTGAGAGACAAGATTATCAATAACGCGCTACTTAAGTCTGGCGTGTTGGATGAGGAAAAGCAGCACGAACTGGCTATGTGTGATTTTGCTAAAAGGGTTCGAGTAGCCGCTTTTGGTGGTGAAGAAAAAGCCAAACTTGTTGATGAAAAAGCCGCACAGATTCAGCAGATTGAAGACGAACTTAGTGAAGCTGGTTGCGCTAATGTGTATGTTAATTTTAACCGAGGGAGTGATATTCACGCAGCATTCAATGGGTTAAGAATATGTCTACCTTACGGAGGAGATGAAGATAGTCGTTATATCTTCCTGCTAACGCCAAAATATGACAAATGCTTATTTTCTGCAACAGACCCCTTATCGATTGAATTCACTGAGCTTGAAGCTAAAGGTAAGTCAATCAACAAAAAGAAAGACGACCTGAAAACAACGGTCACGTCTATTTTAAATTCAGTCTCGACCACCAAGCGATTAATTGAAGCCTGGCCTGAAGCTAAAGAATTGCTTCCTGATAGTGTTGAAAAGGAAATTACCGGCTTACCAGCGCTACAGATTGCCGATGTAAATAAGTTAATCGGCCTACCGACTACTTAACCACATTAGAGGGATAGAGGAATGGAAATAATTGGCTGGTACTACTTACATGAAAATGGCGACCTTATTTATAAACCTGACCCAGAGGCAATTGCAGATATTAGAGATTCAGATTTTGCACGTTGTGCGTGGGCGATGGTTCCATCTGACAGAAAAAGAGCGTGGGAGATTCTTGTTGAAGCGCTGGCGTTAGGCGCAAACACTTCCCGTATATCTGAACTGGCGGATAAGTGGAAATGTAACGATGAGGATGCCGACAAATTTGCCGCAGTAATAGGTATTAACTTTGAGCGTGATGGGAATCAATGGTGTGCGCACACACTCAGTTTTTTTGACCTACAGGAATCACCAGCGGGATTTGGTGATAGTAAATTGGAAGCAATGGCTGATTTAGCTAATCACTTAGGCGTTACCGGGGGGTGCCTCTGGCGAACTACATTCTCTGACTTAGTAGCCACTCATTAAGTAGCCGCTGGACGACCAGAGCGCATCTGGAAGGTTGAGCGCCGGACTACGGGGTGCGGACAGCTCGGAAAGACGAGCACACAACAGATAAGAGCATTGAATGTTGACCTCCCGAGAATAACGATGTGGTGTCGGGCAGTGCTCTTTTCTGTGGTGAATGCATAGGCTGATATGCACCGAGATCGAAACGTAAGTCGCTCTGCGCTGTGATAGATGGTATGCGCGGATTATCCGCACAAGGGCTGGTTAGTGCCATCCAGTAAGCCGGATATCAGCACCGGCCACCACAACCCTCCAACCAGTCGCCTAGGCGGCATTTTAAATGCTCTAGTTAAAGCAATCACATGCAGATAAACTAATCGGCAGATAATGATAAAAGGTACGTACATGAATCTAATCAACTGCCCCAAATGCAACAGTGAAGCCGAGATGACGATAAACCCAACCATCGGCGGTGTGATTTATTATTTACCACGCTGTAGCAACCCTGAGTGTCATCACGTTGTAGGTCAATCAATATCAAAAGATAGGGCTATAGCAGCGTGGAATAAACAAAGCGCTGATTAATAAGTCCAACCAGTCACCATAAGGTCGCAATCGCGGCCTTTTTTGTTACCTAAAATCTGGAGTTTCAGATGGAAAAAATAGAAATAGGTAAAATTTATTACTACAACAATCGCGAAGTTATTCCGATTGAAAAGCAAGGTGATACTGAGTTCTATAAATGCGTAGTTAAATTCAATATTGCTGTCGGTTTTGATGCTAGTAATTTTTGCACAGCATGCTTGATTGGCGACATGGATGGCGCTCACCCAAAGCACACATGTTATGAATATGACGATGTCATTGAAGAGATTAAAGGGAATGCTCAAGACGAAGATATCTTATTTATCCCCGAAAGAATGCTTAATAAGCACCCTTTTGAATATTTACCGAATGAGAAGCTAAAAGAGCAGCTTCAAAAAAATAAGGCTGAGGTTGAAAGATTATCTCAGCAATCCAAAGAAAAGGTTTCCGGCATTAACAGTATGCAGGAGCAGATTCACTCTCTGGATTTGATTAGAGAACAAGCAGAACGCGATGCTGAATTAGTTAAAACCAGAGTTCTGACGCTGACTAAAGAAGAAGTCGAAATATCCGCTCGGATAGCGGCTATTAATTCAAACGTAATTATCGACTCATCAAATAAATCTATCTCAGCAAAAGAGCTTTTAAGGCTATTTGAAGTAGATGAGCGAATGGAGTCGCTAAAAACTGGCGGCGTAGATAATTGGGAATGGTACGGGGAATCACTCGGAAATACTGATTACGAAAGTTGCGCTCTAGAAAGACTAATAAACCTATAAGCCACCACTCGGTGGTTTTTTAATACCTAAATTCGAGGTTCTTATGATGCACGATTTAGCAGCGGTCAGGCTCAGAGAGCCTCAAGCTATGCGTAATTTACGGGGCGTTAAAAGCGCCATTTTCTTTTCCCTGTTCTGCCTGCTTCTGATTGTGGCTCTGAGTTATGCGGAGGCTGTGTAATGGATAATCGTGAGCTAATGGAAAGAAGTTTCAAGCAAGCTGACGTGGACGCTTACAGAGAAGAATGGGAAATGAACAGAGCTAATGAGATTTTGAGTTCCTTTCCTGATTCTGCCAGTTCAATTGTTATAACTAAAGGGCTTCCGCAGGGGATGTTAAGCCTACTTGTATCCGATGAAGGCCAAGAGTTAGCTAATAATTTCTTTTTCGATTGGTGCCTGATGAAGGCAAAAGATGAATACAGAGAAATGATTCTGTTTCAGGAGGCATCGTGACCCCTGGCATATATTACGACATATCGAATGAGGACTATCACGCTGATGAAGCCATAGGCTCCACGAGTGTAAAAGCTATCAGCGTTAGTCCTGCAAACCTTTATTTCAACCCATTCAAAGGCAGTAAGCAGGCAAAGATAGGAACAGCGATTCATGCCGCCCTGCTTGAACCTAACGTTTTCGAGCGTGATTTCATTCTTGATGAAACAATAAACTCCAGAGCATCGAAAGCATACAAAGAGCTAGCCGAAGTTGCTAATGAGGAATTTATATTCATCGGTAACGAAGTGGAAACAATCAACCGGATGATCGAAGCGTCAAAACTGAATGAAGACTTCATGGACTACATGAACACGCCCGGCAAGTCAGAAGTATCTATGTTCACCACCTGCCCTGAAACGGGACTAAAGCTTAAATGCCGATTCGATCGGCTATCTGATCACCTATCTTATCCCTTAGATGTAAAGAGCTGTAATGATGCTTCTGAACGCGGGTTTAGCGTTGCGTTTGGCAAATTTCACTATCACGTTCAAGCGGCTTTTTACTTGTACGTATTGAAGCTGGTAACCGGAAGAGACTTAAATCAATTTTGCTTCTTCGCTCAAGAGAACAAGCCGCCATATCGAAACTGCATGTACTACATCGGCGAAGATTCGCTAGAGCTGGGACGAAAAACAATGATGACAGCACTATACAAGCTTAAAGCCTGTGTTGATGGCGACATACCAAAAACCGAGGGGGTTGTTTTGGCATCGGCTGAAATAAACGTCCCTAACTATCTATTTGATGACGATGAAGATGAAGAGGTATTCCTGTAATGGACTTATCAAGAACTGTTATCCCTAAATCAGACCAAATTAACTTTGAGGATGTTCAATCATCCAGTATTACCGCTGAAATAAAATCAGTACGGTCAGGCAATAAAGAGCAACCGGTATGGATTGATTTAATTGGCTTTGATGGTCGTCCGTACAAGCCATCTAAGTCTATGCGTCGCGTTCTTATCGGCGGCTGGGGTTCAGATGGTCATTCGTGGGCTGGCAAGTCGCTAACGTTGGTTGGTGACCCTAATGTTAAGTTCGGCGGTGTTGCTGTGGGTGGCATAAAGATTCAGGCAATGAGCCATGTTGATTGTGATTTTTCTATGATGCTTTCAGTGTCTCGCGGAAAACGCGCAGAGCATAGAGTTAGAAAGCTGGTTATTGAACCCGCTGTCACTATGACTCCAGAGGATAGCGCAACTTACGACGATATCATCAATCAGATGGGATTATGCCAGACAGCCAAAGAGCTTAAAGAAGTTGGTGAGCAGCTTAATTCCATCACTATTACTGATGCAGATAGAAAAGCAGCCGGTGAGGTTTACAAAGCCTGCTCAGAGAAAATCAAAAACGCAACAAGCTAGGGGCTGATTATGAACAGCGCCCACAATTCTATAACCGTAGGGCGGGTAACTCTGCCCTATTCCCAAATATCAAAAGGCTGGATAACGCCAGAGCATCAAGTCATTAAAAACCCAATCAAAGCACAATACTTCGCCGAGCAACTCAACACAAAGCTACTCACTCAATGGCAGCAATATGAAAAGGATTTCATCATGCAAGTTGCCGGAGAAATGCACATCAATGTTATCGCTGAAAAGCTAGAACGAGACATTGATGATATTAGGGCAATGGGTCGAGGATTAGGCTTGAGATTCGATTTAGAACGATATCGGAGCAAACATGAACAATCTACTCAACGCACAAAAAGAAGCACTCTTATCTGAGGGCTTTAATTTTACTGATGCAGAAATACAGAAGCTAGCTGATGTATTCGAAATTGAACAGCAAGCAGCGCGTATAGAGCAGTTAACCGCTGAGCTAAATCAGATAGAGAATAAAGCTCGAGCAGCGGGACGGGCAGAGGCTGCAAGAATAATTATGTCTCTTGACCCCGAAGACGGTATTGATGATTTCTTTAGCCAGTGCTTGGACACCGTCCGTGGGTATGACGATGAATATTCATCGAGCTGGAACGAAACCAAGTTGAAAGAAATGTTCAGTGTGGATGATGAGTCTTACAACCGCATAACTGCCGCCGAGGATAAGGTATTCTCAATTTATTGGGACTTTGCAGCATATAAAGATGGTCTGCAAAATGATTGTCCAGACCTGAATGTATACCGCCAAAAAATTGAATCTGAGCTTGGTTATCAAGCAATCATCAAGGCCGCGAAATTCATTCCGGCAATCATTAATCATCAACACCCTGTAGTTGCTGAGGTGATATCTATTCTCGAAATTTACGCAAATAGAATTAAGTCCGGTGAGGTACAGCTATGACAGATATACGCGAACGATTTCTAAACGATGTAGAAAATCACAGTATCCAAGTTCTTCACGATGACGGTGTTTATCGTCACCTCCGCTTCGACGAAAACGGTAGTAACTATTACCACTTCAACCTCACCACGTGGCCCGGCTATTTATGCATTTCCGGCGATATGGGTTGTTTCACATTCAGCCGACTTGAAGATATGTTTCGGTTCTTTCGTCGTAACGAATTAATTATTAACGCCGGATACTGGGCTGAAAAGGTTCAAGCTGGGGCTGGTCATGGCAGAGATAAAATCTGTAAAGAATGGTCGCAGGAGTTATTTGAGAAAAACGTAAAAGAGCATGTTCGCTATGCAATTGAAGGTCTCCCATTCTCAGAACGCCGCCGTATCTGGCAGGAAGTTAAAGACGACATACTAACCGCTGAAGATGAATGGAGTTCGGTTCAAGCGATCCGAGACTTTGATAGCAATACCTTAGATTTCTGCGATTTCTGGGAATCAGACTCAACAGAGTACACCACCCACTATCTCTGGTGCTGCTACGCAATCGTATGGGGCATCCAGCGCTACGACGAGGCCACGGCTTTATTAGATGGAGTACAGCAATGACAGCGTACTACAACGAAATCGATCCATACGCCGCTCAATGGCTGCGTAACTTAATTGCCGCTGGTCATATAGCGCCAGGTGAAGTTGATGAACGCTCAATAGAGGATGTGAAACCAGATGATATTAAACACTACACCCAATGCCATTTCTTTGCAGGAATCGGCGTCTGGTCATACGCATTGCGCCGCGCTGGATGGCCGGACGATAAGCCAGTGTGGACCGGATCTTGTCCTTGTCAGCCTTTCTCCTCGGCAGGCAAAGGCGGCGGGTTTGATGACGAGCGGCACCTTTGGCCAGCATTCTTTCATCTCATCGAGCAATGTCGCCCTAGCACAGTTTTTGGTGAACAGGTTGCAAGTAAGGACGGCCTCGGTTGGCTCGACACTGTACAAGCTGACTTGGAAGGAGCGGATTACGCCAGCGCAGCGGTCGATATCTGCGCTGCGGGCGTCGGTGCGCCACATATCAGGCAAAGACTCTTCTGGGTGGCCAACTCCAACAACAAGGGATTGGAAGGACGGAAAATTATGTCTGAATGTCCCAATCAATTCGTTATTGGGTCGAACGGTATGGCTGGCGGGCTGGAACACGCCAACATGCAACACCAACTCGCAGCCAGAGGCGAAGCGCGGGCTAAGAACATTGGGCGGGCAAGTGAAATTATCAGGTTGGCCGACACCGCAAGCGATAGACAGCAATTCGGGAGTACGGGCACCACGGCTAAAGAAGGACGGGAACAGGGATTTATTATCAGAGGGGAGTTATCGCAGCGACCTGAAGGATGCACCTTATTTAATAAACAGTTTACCACCATACACGGAACTTCAGGAACCGACAGCATGCCGACTAACGGCCTCTGGAGAGATGCTGACTGGCTCTTGTGCAGGGATGGAAAGTGGAGGCCAGTTGAACCCGGCGCATTCCCGTTGGCTCATGGGATTACCAATCGAGTGGGACGATTGCGCGCCTACGGAAACGCTATCAACGCTGAAGCGGCGAAAGTCTTTATAGAATCTTATATGGACATCATTGATGGAGAGCAGACAGATGCAGAGTAAACTTTCACACGATGAATTATGTATCAGAGCAGAACGTTTTCTGAAAACAAACGGGTTTGGCGTGGTCTTTCATGACAAATTCAGGGCTAATGCAAGTTCCGGTGAATTGCCCGACGCCCTTGGCTTTAGAAATGGTGTGTCGTGCTTGATTGAAGTTAAGTGCTCTCGTTCAGATTTTCAAGCAGATAAGAAAAAGCATTTTCGCATCAAACCGGAGCTTGGGCTTGGTGACTGGCGATTCTATATGTGTGAGCCTGGCATTATAACAGTTGATGACTTACCGGTTGGCTGGGGATTATTGCACGTTAAAGGCAATCAAAGCGGCAGGGATAACGGTGAAATAATGGAAATACTAATAACAGTTAAACGAGATATTGTTTATTCAATTGATATGACTGCTGAGGAATTTGGTGCACTGAAAGAGCATGAAATATTGGCTGCTCTAGATGATGAAGGAGAGAGATGATGGATAACTTCAATATCGGTGACAAAGTGAGGGTTTTGGGCTGCGCTGTTAAATCCGCATTCATTCTCAGCTACGCAAACGGCATCATATTCACGACAGCAGGTCCGTATAAATTAGATGGCAGTCATGCTACTGGTGGTTTTCTTCACTCATGCATTAAGCCAATAACACATTAGCAACCCCCTCCCCGCTCTGTATAATGTCCACACAAAGGAGACATTATCATGAGCCACAACTTAGCCGATGAATATTCAGCTTGGCGCTCTATTGCTTGAAGTGGGGTTATTAACGGACAATTTAAAGAGAGGTGAATGTGAGTGAAATATTAAGTGTTAGCGACGCTGCGTTGTTCATGAAGATGAAGCCAAGAACTATCAGAGATTGGATTAAACGAGGAAAATTAAAAGCCAGAAAATCAGGGGCAAATGGAGGGGTTTATAAGATTTATAAATCTGACTGTGTTGACGCAATTAACAACCTAAGCTTAACTAGCGCCGTGAGCGCAAGTGATAGCCATCGGAGTATAAAAAAATGGCAATCAGAAAAAATAGCTATGGTGTCTGGCAATGTGACTTCACAGCGCCAGACGGTAGCCGTATTAGGCGAAGCCTTGAAACAAAAGACAAGAAGCAAGCTCAGGAATATCACGACAAACTAAAGCATGAGGCTTGGCGCGTAAAGCATTTGGGTGACACTCCAACTAAGACGTTCGATGAAGCATGCTTGCGATGGATTAATGAGAAACACGAGAAGAAATCTCTCGATGATGACAAGTCAAAAATAAGTTATTTTTTGGTTTTCTTCTCTGGTGTCGCTCTGGCTGACATTACCGAAGATAAAATTCAAATGGCGGTCATAAGATTGGTTAATAGAAAGCATCGTGAGCGCTGGGAGATGCAAGAAAGGAGGTGCTTAAAAGAAGGTGTAGAGTGTCCGAAATATATTGATAAACCCGTATCAGCACAGACTAGGCATTCATATTTATCATTTATAAGGGGGCTTCTTAATGCGTGCAAGCGCTGGCGATGGCTTGATGTTGTTCCGATGATCGAAACTAAAGCCCCAAAAAATGGCCGTGTCAGATGGATAAGCGCAGATAAGGCGCAGGAGATATTTAGTTATTTACCTGATTACTTTAAATCGATTGTCATCTTTGCTTTATCTACTGGCTTGCGACGATCTAACATTATCAAAATGGAGTGGTCACAAGTTGATTTGGAGCGTTCAGTTGCTTGGGTAAATCCCGATCAATCTAAATCAGGTAGAGCGATCGGCATTCCTCTCAATGAAACGGCTTTAAGTGTAATTAAAAGGCAAGCAGGGAATCATGAGCAATATGTTTTCACTAGAAGCACTATTGACGGTTATGTCCCACTTCGCGTTGATTCAAACAAGGTTTGGTACTCTGCATTAAAAAAAGCCAACGTGGAAAACTTCCGCTTCCACGATCTAAGACATACGTGGGCTAGCTGGCTGATACAATCAGGCGTTCCAGATTCAGTTTTGAAAGAACTTGGAGGGTGGGAAAGTGTTGAGATGGTGAAAAGATATGCCCATCTATCACCATCACATTTAGCTCAACACACAACCCATATTGATCATGCGTTAGGCAAAGTTTCGTCAAAGTCCGCAAAACCTGAACTGAAACTAGTAGTTTAA